TCGTCTTCTTTGCTTATGTATTTCAGTGGAAACGCCACTAAAACTCCCTTAGACCAAACAGCGACAGGGGGGAATACAGGGAACAGCACTTCGCTGACGTTGACTACAGGAGGGACCGACGCCGCCGCCGGCGAGTTAGTGCTCCTAGTGCTGGGCGCGATTAGCGGTAAATCGACCGGCGCGATGGTTATCGGCTCGCAAAACAACGGACTGTCCCTCACCATCACTTCGACCGTGGCCGCCGCGCAAGTCGCTCGCGGGACTACGACTGGCAACAGCGTGGCAGATTCGGTGTCCGCGTACATTACTCACTCCGGCGTTGGTACGCAGGCGCAGAACGGGGTGCTGGCTTCGTTCAAACTTAGCAGCGGGGTAACGTTTACCGTCATCCCCATTTCTCGTGGCCGCTGGTTCTTCGGTTCGGAGGCGGCGTGATGCGCCTTCACCTCGTCGGACTCCCCCACACCGAACTAACCGATGAGTTCAGTTGGTACAGTGAATGTATGAGGACTGGCCGACCCCCTACTCCAGCGGATCAGCGGTTCTGGCTAAAGGTTCACAAGAAGGGGCTTGGGGGATGTTGGCTCTGGCTGGCCACTAAAGACAGTCACGGCTACGGTGTATTTGCCATAGTCAAGGAGAAACGACATCGTTGCGTCGGCGCGCATCGGTGGGCCTACGAGAGGCTTGTCGCCCCAATTCCGCAGGGCTTAGTCATCGATCACCTGTGTCGTGTGCGCCACTGCGTAAACCCTACTCACATGGAAATAGTCTCTGTTCGCGAGAACACACTTCGCGGCGTCGGCATCACGGCTCAGTACGCGCGACGCAGCCAATGAGACTCCATCTAGTCGGGCTGCCCCACACTGAGTTCACGGATTCCTACAGCTGGTGCGCGTTTACGGCCCTCGGACTTACGTTTTCTACCATGATGACCCAACAAGGGCATGAAGTCATTCTCTACGGAGGCGAGCGTACCGACGCGGAATGCTCGGAGTTCGTTGCCTGTCATGGTCCGGTCAGCACGGAGTTTCACGTACCCGAGTGGACGCAGGACTACTTCTCTAACATGAACGACCGAGTGATACACGAGATGCGCGAGCGCATTCGCCCCGGTGATTTCATTCTTCTGTCGATGGGGGTCTGTCAGCTACCAATTCAATACGCCTTCCCCAACAACGTCTGCGTCGAGTACTGCGTTGGCTACGGTGGGTCGACGGCACCGGCACGAGTCTTTCCTAGCGAGGCGTGGCGACACATCATCTACGGGCACCGGGCAGAGAACGTCATGGTCATCCGAGGAATGTGCACCGATGCGGTAATCCCGCATTTCCTGGACCCGACTAAGTTCCCCGAAGGTAAAGGCGGGGGGTACCTGTTGTTCATGGGCAGGCACGGGTCGCTGAAGGGCGAGGAGGTTGCCTTACAAGTTGCTGAAGAGACCGGCTTTGAACTTATCGACATCGGACCCGGAGGCAAGGTCGTTGGTCCGAAGGAGCGCGCGGATTTGATGGGTGGGGCCAGGGCAGTCTTAACCCCGAGTATGTTTCCCGAGCCGTTCTGCCTGGTAGCCATCGAAGCCCAGATGTGCGGGACGCCCGTGCTTACCACGGATTGGGGTGCGTTCACCGAGACCGTCTCGCAGGGAGAATCCGGCTTCAGGTGCTCCACTATTCCTGAGTTCGTGGAGTCCGCGAAGAAGATTGGCGAACTTGACAGGAACCTGGTACGCGAGCGGGCGCTCTCTCTCTACTCCACCGACGCCATTGGTCCTCAGTACGAGCGGTTTTTCCAACGTCTTAAGGTAATCTATCCGGAGAGGTTTCCAGAAGGGGTGGTGTGATGGTCTCCCAATATGACACGCTCAACCCGTACGATGGACTTAGCCTTTACGACACAGGCGGAGGAATAGTAATCGTGGCGAATACCGACGTAGGCTGGCAAGCGGTCCTCAATCAACTAGCGGGGACCAAGAACCTGGGCGAGAACGCGGCGGCCAATGCCTACGCCGGGACTTCGAACCTGGGGATACTCGCAGCACTCAATACAAAAGCCGGTACGAATCACAACGACATCAACCTTGTGTGCAATGAAATTGCGGGGACCACCGGGCTTGAGGCTCTGGCAGCCCTCAATCTCAAAGCAGGCAACAGCCGCCCATGACCACGAGGGATATTCCAGTCGAATCAATCTACGAATCTCACACCGGTCAGCACACTGACTGTCCACCTTGTTTCGCAATCAAACTGAGAACCGTGCAATTCCAAGGGATGGAAGCTGGACAGCACCGCTTCACGGATAAAGAACGTGACAGGGATCTCCGCGAATATAAGAAACTCAGGCAGCAGGGCTACCAGCCCCGGAATGTCTTCGGCTCCGCTGAACTCGCCGCCCAAGCCCATTCATCCTTTGAAGTGGAACACAAGGTAGTCATGGCACCAAATATCCGCAAGGAGATGGAGTCCCAGATGAACGCTGCTAAAGAGATGTTGGGCGTTCCGGAGGGACTGAAGTAATGGCTCGTTTAAACCTACTTTATGTTCACAATGACCAGTTAGGGTATGGACGATTAGGAGTTTGTCTTGCAGCCGCCGTGAAGCGTGCGGGTGTGGAAATCTTCGATGACCTCCCGAACCCTCAAGGCTCTGACGCTCAGAAGTTCATCCCTCACACCAACGGCAGAACTGGAGTGTGCGCTCACGCTTCTTGGGTTTCAACTCCAGGACATTACCGAGGCAGATGGGAGGGTCAGAGCGCATCCATCCTGACGATGTGGGAATCGAACCTTTTGCCTGAACCCTTTAGGGAGTCGTTGGATGTCTTCGATACCATCGTCGTCCCCAGCCAGCAGAACCAGGAACTGTTTTCTCGCTACCACAACAACGTAAAATTCGTTCCTCTCGGCATTGACCCGACTGAATGGTTCCCGGTGGAGCGCCCGAAGTTAGACCCGGAATACTTCACCTTCCTCATCTCTGGTGGTGGCCATCGCAAAGGCTCAGACCTCGTAATCAAAGCATTCCGTAAGGTGTTCGATGGTCGTGTCCCTGATGGCCCTCGTCCACGTCTATTCCTCCACTCAGCCAAGCGAGACGAGACGCCCAACGATGACCGCATTGAACTCATCACCGGCAAGTTGGACCCGTATGAAGAGCGTGCGTTCTACGCCATGTGCCACGTCTACGTCCAGCCGTCCAGGGGTGAGGGATTTGGGCTACGTCCCTTGCAGGCCATGGCGCAGGGCATGCCAACGATTGCCACCAACGCTCACGGCCATGCCGCGTTTGGGGACCTAATTACCTACCCGCTGGGGTTCTCACTACAGGAAACTCCGCCCCAAGCATTCCATCACGGCCCCGCAGGTTCATGGTGGGAGCCGGACTTCGATGAACTGTGTCTCGCGATGGAAGACGCCTATCTCAACTACGACAAAGCGGTATTCAGGGCACGCGTCAACGCCGAAGTCATTGGCCGAGAGTTCACCTGGGATGAGACGGCACGGAAATACCTCGATGCAATAGGCCGAGAGAACCTAGAACTTCCTGACGTAGAACCGGTGACGTGGTTGGAACCCACACCCCGTCGTTACCTGGTGCGCTCGATTAAACCTCATTTATTTGAAGTCGGGGGATTGCAGTACAGAATTGAGCCGGGAAAGGACTACTGGGAACCTGCGGACGTGAAGCGCGTCCTCTTCGATGCAGGATTGTTGGACCTTTCTTGCCTGCCTCAGAACATGATGGTGAACGGTGATGCGGAAGACGGTGCGCCGAACATGGTTCTCTTGGAATCCGGTCTCACCCCGGAGCAGTTTGAACGCATACCGAACTATTCCGCTTCTCATGCTCTCTGTATCACCTGCGGGCAAAAGTTGAATACGAATAATCCCACGCTTGAAGAGGTTGAGGCAATGCCAATGCCAAGGGAGAGCGCGTGGCAACTTTAGGTTCTATGATCAGTCAAACTCTCCGCAGGGTGCAGCCGGGTCAACAGGTAGAAGCCCTGACGCTCAATGGCTCTTACACCGCTGGCGCAACGTCCTTAGTAGTCTCCGACCCCGCCGGAACCATCCTTCCCTCCCTGCGCCCTGAGACAGTCTGCGCCATCGACCTGGAACTCTTCTACGTCCAAGCCGTGAGTGGAACGACAGTCACGGTTGTACCCGGCTACCTAGGCTCAACCACCGCCAACCATTCCTCGGGGGCGATGGTCTACCTCAACCCTCGCTTCAGCGCCTTTGACATCATGCAGGCAATCAATGATGACTTGAACGACCTATGTTCACCAGAGAACAATCTCTACCAGGTCAGTTCAGTGGAGATAACCTACAACCCCGCGACCGTGGGCTACGACCTCACCGGGGTGACGGGCTTAATCGACATCCTCAGCATCCAGCAGAAGCAGCCCTACCCCATTGGCTACTGGGTGCCCTTCCCCCGCAAGAAGTGGACCTTGACCGCGGGCGCTGATACCACCGTGTTCCCTTCCGGCTACGCCCTGCGTCTGAATGAAGGCGGCTATCCCGGTATGCCGTTCCGCGTCACGTACAAATCCCAGTTCGCGCCATTTGTCAATCTCACGGACGACGCGACGACCGTCTGCGGTCTGTCCTCCACCATGTACGACTTACCTCCGTTGGGTGCGATGGTGGCGATTGTCGCTCCGCGTGAAGTGAAGCGCAACCAGATCGACTCAGCCCCAGACTCGCGTAGGGCCACGGAAGTCCCGCCCGGTGCGGTGATGAACTCCGTCGCGCAGGTCCTTGCTTTAAGGCAGCGCCGTATCAACGCCGAAGCCTCTCGTCTGCACCAGTTGTATGGAAGTCAAGCCGGTAGATAGTGGCGATCTCTGCCGTAGGTTCGTTGGCGGTCTCTAATCAACTCACTACTCTTGCGGTCAGTCCAACAGCCACCGGTGACATTCTGGTGCTCTTGGCCAACGGCCGGTTAGGCAACAATATTACGGGTGTCTCGGGAGGCGGCGCAACGCACAACATCAACATCTCGCCCGGGGCCATCGTCATCAATCCCGCACCCGGGAATGACGCGGCCTCACTCGCGCAGACTCACGTCATGGTCGAGGACGCCCTAGATCAGTTGCTAAGTGAGTACCTGGCGGGCTCTACACCGTTGACGGCGGCGGGATAATGAGCGTCACGTTCGGTACTGAGCAATTAGAAAATGGTAGTGCGTAATGTCGCTCGTTCAAAACGGCGATACCGGAACACTAATAGCTTCAGGGAGCGCCGGAACAGTTCTTCCCGCTAATACCACCATCGGCAATACTGTGGTTCTTTTGATTGGGGCTCAATCGGCGACGGCTGGAATCGTGAGTGCGGTGTCGAGTTCTATTGGAACCTTTACCAAAGTTGTGGCCGTAGGCAACGCCACCATTGGGGGAGAGCAAGAATTCTGGGTATGTCTCGACGCGACCGGCGCGGCGAAGACGATAACAGTAACCACCACGGGTGCGGTGACATGGCGCGCGCTCGCTAGTGAGTGGCCCGGTATTGCTACCAGCGCGGTGACGGGGGGAACCAGCACCGGAACGAGCGCGGCACCGGCGATAACGGTGACACCTGTCGAAGCGGGCGACCTTATCTTCACTGGCATGGAGACAAACCGAGTAATGAGCGCAGGCCCCGCCAGCCCGTGGACATTTTACAATGCAGGTGTCTTCAACTTTGCGAACGGCAAGGGCCTCGCGTGGCAACAGGTAAGTTCAACGACACCCATCACAGCAACGTGGGCTCAGACAAGCGACGCGTACGCCGCGATAGGGCTAATTGTCGAGGGGTTGTACTCCGCACCATCGATACCGACCCTCACATCACCCGCCAATGCAATTTACGATGATGTAGCAGTCAGTCAGGTCTTCACTGCGACTTACAATTCGACCGACGGAACAAGTCAGAACAAATACGCGCTGAGACTCAAACTCAGTGGTGGTTCATACGGCTACTGGAATGGTACTGACTTCAGCTCGTCAACGGCAGTGTGGAACACGATCACGACCTTGCCCGGAGCAAGTTTCAGCGTCACCGTTCCCTACGGAACGACGGTACCGAGCGGGACGTTCACCAACGGCTACACGTACGACTGGTCCTTCGCTTCGCAGGAGGCGGGTGCCAACGACCAGGGGAGTTTCGCCACTGACTTCGTGCTGAACACGCAGGCGGCTCCGACCGTCACCGTCACGGCTCCGACCGGGACAACGTCCTCGGCCTACCCAGCTGTCACGTGGACCGAGACACTCGGGAGCACGGCTCAGACGGCCTACCAGGTAATCGTGGAGTTCGGGGGCTACGGAACCATCCCCGGGGCTGGCGCGCAGGTGTGGAATAGCGGAGTGGTGGCGTCCAATGCCCTCGCCACGACGACCGCTGTCCTGCTCTCGCCGAATACCTACCGGTTCTTCGTCCAGGTCACCGAGACCAACGGTATGACGAGCGCGTGGGGTTACAGCACGACGACGGTTTCGGGCCTCATCGCGGAAGTCCCCGGCACGTACGACGTGGCCATCGCCGGTCACGGCTACATGATCGACACCACCTTCGAGTTCGGACGTAGGGACTCCTTCAGACACTCCAGCATTCCCGCTCAGAGGGACGCGACTGATGTCACCAATCAACCCGGCGAAGCCACCATCAACCCAGCCGGACTATGGCGAAGCGAGTTCAACGACTGGTCGATGGGCTCGGGCCAGTTGTTCGTTGATCGGAAAGACTCTCAACCTAACCGCTACCACCACAGCCAGGGAACGGATGTCTTCACCAGGAAGTGGTACGCCTCGCTCTTAAAGGACACCACGCAACTCATCGCGGATACCGATACCGCCTGCCAGATTCTGGTGGTCAACAGCTACATCTTCAAGCTGAACTCCAGCGGCGTCAGCTATTCGACCAACGGAACCAGTTATACCGCGATTACCGGACTCAGCGGGACGCCGGTGATGATGTGCAGCGATGGCTTCACGGTCTATATTGCCTGCGGGACGGGCGGGGTGTACACGGCAGTCGGTGGCACGGTCGCCGCTGTTGCGCAACTGGTGAACGTCACTTCCAACAACGTGTACTTCGTGGCCTACTGTTCTAATGTCCTCCTGGTAGCGAACGGAGCGTCGCTCTACCAGGTCACTACGTCAATCACCTCCTGGCCTACCGCGCTCATCACCCAAGCCCAAGCGACGTGGACGTGGAATAGCGCCTGCGGAGGCAACGGGTGGATTTATATCGGGGGATTCGCTGGCGCGAGCGGGGGAAGCGCCTCCGTCTCCAGTGTCTTTAAGACCCAGTTCATGTCCGATGGGACGACGCTGACGGCTCCGACCGTCGCTACCCCGCTGCCTCCGGGGGAAATCGTCTACTCCCTCTTCGCCTTCGTGAACTACATCCTCATGGGAACGTCTCTAGGGATGAGGTTCTGTCAGACCTTGGGATTGATAGACCCCTCCGGTCAGGACACCGGGCTCTTAAAAATTGGCCCGATCATCCCTAACTTGCAGGAGACCTGCACCAAACCCGTTCGCTGCTTCACGGCGAACCAGAGGTTCGTCTACTTCGGCTGGTCGAACTACTCCGCCTCGACGGTGAACGCCACCGATACCTGCACCGGGCTTGGATGGCTGGACATCTCTACGTTCACGGGAGAGCAGACCCCGGCCTATTCCTCCAATCTCATGGTGGGGGGAACGGGAGAGATTACCTCACTGGACTGGTTCAACGGCGCGCCGGTCTTCACCGTCCAGGGCCAGGGCGTCTACACCGCCGCCTCGACCTACGTCTCTTCAGGGAATATCTACTCCGGCTACATCGCCTTTAGAATCCCGGACCAGAAGATTCTCGTGGCCTACTCGGTAGACACGACCTCCACTGCTTCGAGCGTCAGCGCGACGATCAACCAGGACGACGCGAACACCTACTCACTCGGCACCGTGAACGGGACGACCAACCTGTTCTCGGTACCCCAGATATACGGTGAACTCTTCGAGACGGACCTGACGCTTAACGCGACGAGTTCTAACACCGTGCCAACCGTCCTTCGTCGGGCCACGCTGCAAGCCTTCCCCGCCATCACCGCGGGCAAGTACATCATCACCGCCCTGCGCTTCTGGGATGAGGTCGAGACCAGGGCCGGGCGGCGCGGGTTCTACGTCTACCAGGAACTCGCGTTCCTAGAATCCCTGCGCCAAACGCAGACGGTCGTCACCTATCAGGAGGGAACGAACACCTGGTCCGTGGTGGTGGATAACATCGACTTCGTGGAATATATGCCGAGCGGACTACCAGCGGGAGGATTCCAGGGCATAAACACTGTGACCCTCAAGACCGCATCAAGTGGATTGCTCACGTAGACATAAGAAACCTTATATAATTGTGACATGTCAAAAACCCTCATACAAAGACTGGCAAACAAGTTCACAATTGGCGATGATTGTTGGGAGTGGACCGCGTGTAAGGGACGGGGATATGGAATCGTTATGTGCGAAGACAAGGTGAACCGTATCGCTCATCGGGTTATCTACCAGCTTCTCGTCGGGCCAGTCCCAAAGGAACTGCAACTAGATCACCTGTGTCGGAATCGAGGATGCGTCAAACCTTCTCATCTCGAACCAGTAACCGCGAAGGTGAATATCAATCGCGGGCGCAAGGCTAACGCCGAGAAAACCCACTGCAAGAACGGACATCCGTTTAACGACGAGAATACGCGCCGAAGTGTCAGGAAGAACGGACGCCAACGCCGGGACTGCCTTTCATGCGAACGTTCGAAGAACGTTGGACCCAAACCTCTCCCTACTCACTGCAAGAACGGCCACGAGTACATGCCTGAGAATATCTACATGACCACGGACAATGCGCGTGCATGTCGCATCTGTAGACAACAATGGATGCGTGACTTCTATGCCAGAAAGAAAGCTCTAGCATGACCGACCTCCCAACTGTTAGCAAGCGCAAGCCCATCCCTGATGTCAGGAATCAAATCGCTGATTGGGCCAAGTGGGGGATCAATCACCACGCCCGGTTCATCTACACCGAAGGCGCACAACGGATGAGCCACGTGGGCAAGGCCCCGCTCAAGCATTGGACTTCCAGGATCTACAGCGATTGTTCGGCGTGGGTTACCTACTGCTACGCCTGGGCCGGGGCTAGAGACCCGAACGAACTGAACTTCGATGGTGAGGGGTATACCGGCACGCTCCTAGAGCATGGTGAACGTATTGCGGTAGGCCAATGCCTGCCCGGTGACGTGGTGGTGTTCGGACCACCGCCCGGCGTTCACGCGGCCCTCATCATCGAAGCCGGTAAGGACCCGCTGACTTCGAGCATGGGCGAACAGGGCCAGCCCGCAGCGATACGGGTCTCGTCCATGACGTTCCTGGGTGAAGCCACCTACCTGAGATTCAATACCAGGAATCGACACCTCCCGTGATGCCAGAGACAAACGGATTAATTCATACCCCCCACACGCTCCTTGACCCGACGAGCCGAACGTTGGAGACGCTTCATCGCGAGATAGAAAACGTCTCGGACCGACTTGAGACCTTGATCATCTCCGACGCAAGGCTCGCAAAATCCAAGTTCGATGCAGTGGAACTTGAGTTCAAGTTAGTCGAAAGGCAGCGAGTAGAAACCAAACTCGACACCAAGCAGGCTGTGGACGCCGCCTTGATTGCTCAAAAAGAAGCAGCCGGTCAACAGACCATCGCCAGTGAGAAGTCCACCACCAAATCAGAAATCGGCACGGACGCAAAAATCGCTGCGCTTGGTTCAACATTCACCCAAGCCCAAGCGGCGCTAACCACTTCGTTCAATGACCTGAAGGATCGAATTATCACTATTGAATCAAGTTCCAATGGTCGGGTTTTCGAGCACGACCAGCACCGACTGAACGCTGGTCAGAACACCAATGTCATCACGGCCATCGTCGTCGCGGTGGGCGCAGTCGCCTCAGTCCTCATCGCAGTACACGGCTAGGGATAGGCTTTCCCCGTGGAGAACTGGGAACTTGAGGCATTGCTGAAGGAGATATTCCGGATGTTGAGAGACATCCGTGAGATACTCGAAAACCCTCCCAAGCCCAGTACGGCCACTACAATCAAATTAATCCCTGGCCCTGTCCAGGATAACTAAAGGAGCCTTATGGCCGAACATCGGACTTCTGATAGTGGTAATCATCATTGTCCTTCTGGTGAAGTTGCTCTAGATGCATGAAGTCTCGTATGTCTGGTACCACTATTTTTGGACCAGCGATATGGGCAACGGTCCCGAGGCACTCCAGCAAGTGGTTCTCGGAGCGGTGCTGCTGGCGGTCTTTGTTCCACCCATCCGGCACTGGTTCGAACGTCACATCAAATCACTTCACGACAAGTTGGACCACCAGCACCAGGAGCGAATAGACCAGGCTGCGCACCACCACAAGGAAGCCCTCGCGCTCGCTCGCAAGAATCACGCGGAGCACATGGTCGCGCTGGAGTCTAAGTCGAATCGAGACTCAAAAGGAAGGTTCATCAAATGACCGACGAGATGCGCCAGCACGGCAAGCGGGGCGCGAAACTCCTCAAGAACGTCGTGGCCGACCCGACTGTCTCTGCCGTCATCCCCGAAGTTGACCCGACGACATTGCCCGCGACGTTCGATGCGACCAAGGGACGCGGGCTCTATCCGATGCTCGATAATGACACTCTCGGTAATTGCGCCGAAGTCGCCCTGGCCGTGGCGATGATGAACCAGGCCATGACGGGGCTCAATGACAGAAATCAGCCCGTCTACGTCGCTGGATTCACTGAGCCCGATGCGCCGACCGTGGACGGGTGGTACCACGACATCGCGACAGCGGAGGGTGAAGGGTTCACGACCGGCGAGGGACCGGGCACGAGTCCCTACGCGCTGGCGAGTTACGCACTCTCAAGCGGCCTCGCTTTGGCTGTTGGTGTGCTTGGACCCGTTTCGCCCGATGTCATTGCCCAGGCAATCTTCGACACGTCCGGCGGGGCGATAGTGACGTGGGCGCTCGACGACGACTGCTTTCAAGAATTCGACGCGAAGGAATGCTGGGGAACGATGAGCGTCAAGCCCGACGCGCAGGAGGGCCACGCGACCGATGGCCTCGGGTGGGGGTCGGACTTCGCTCCCCTCGTCGATACCTGGACCAGGATTCAGTGCACGACGCCCGCCTTCACCACCGCCTGTCAGGACGGACTCATACTCGTTCTGACGAAGGGTTGGGTAGATCAGGGTGGCGACCTCGACGCGATGGTGAGCAAGTGGGGCCTTAGCATTGCTGAGATGAAGCCCTCGGCCGACACCACGCCAGTAACGTGGCTGGGGAACCTAGAACGTCGCATCGAAGACCTCGAAGCGTGGATAAAGGAGAGAACATGACCACCCCAGTACCACCCAGCTCATTTACCGGATCATTGAAAACTGCCGTCCAGGTCCTCGTGTCCTGCGGTATCGCGGTCGGACTCGCACGCCTGGTCCTGCTCGTCGGGCACCTGTCGGCTTTCGAACTGGCCGATATTTATATCCCGTTGACCGGTATCTATTACGCCGGAATCAGCGCCCTAGAGGTGAAGTATCCCAAATACGGGTGGCTTTTGTACTTGCTGCCCAGCGAACTGCCCACCTGATAACCTAGCCGTGGAAGTTGGTGATACTCCCATTTCATCTTCGTTCCTTTCCGGACTAGAGGCTCATCCTTCGGGGTGGGCCTCTAGTCATGTCACACCCTGTATGCTAAACTCAGGTCTACACCTAAGCGGAAAGGAACAGCATGGAACTAGAGGAATTTCAGTTGGAGGATGGCGAGCCGGATGGCGCGTGGAAGCGTGACTTCGTTATCAACGACGAGGACCAGTGCTTGTGGGCCATGAGGAAACTAGCGGTTTCACAACGTCGGATTGACACCGTGAAGCGACAGGCTCAGGATGAGGAACATCGCATCGAGATGTGGGTCCAACAAGCCACTCGGAGCGATCAGGCGACGGTTTTGTACTTCACCGAGATTTTGACCTCCTACATGCTTCGTTTGCGGGCACTTAACGGGTCGAAGTCACTCAGTCTGCCAGACGGGGAGATAAAGTCCCGAGAAACGCCTTCTAGGGCCGTTGTAGAGGATTTGGACCTATTTATCAAGTGGGCCTCGGATTCCGGGCACTCCAGTTGGGTCAGGACCAAGTTCGAAGCGGATTTGAAGGCGGTAAAGCAAAGCGCTACACCCAGCGGAGAGGTCTATACCACCTCTGACGGTGAAGTGATCGAGGGGCTGGCGCTCGTCGAAGGCAGTATTTCAGTGACAATCGACATAATCGGAAAGGAATAGAGATGCAAAGTCCAGAAATTAACGAGTTGGCCACGGCGTTGGTGAAGGCACAGGGGGATTTCCCCACTGTCCTAAAGACCAAGACGGCCAAAATCCAAACCAAGCCGACCCCGGCTAATCCGAACGGAGGGTCGTACTCCTACGACTACGCCGACCTGGGAGATATCCGAGAGGCGGTGGTGCCGACTCTCACGCAGTATGGATTAGCAGTCACCCAGGCTCCCAGTATCTACGGGGATAGCCCGGCCTTGACCACGACCCTCATGCACACCTCTGGCCAGTGGATTGAGAGTGAAATGCTCTTGCACATTGAGAAGACCGATGCGCAGGGTCAGGGTTCAGCCATTACCTACGCTCGCCGGTACGCCTTATCAGCGATCCTGGGGATTGTGACGGAATCTGATGACGATGGGAGCGCGGCAACGAGTGCAAGACGAGAATCACCTCCCGTGAGGGAGCCTGGTGAGTACGTCAACAACCAACGTACCCAGGCCAATCATCAGTACGATCCTGAGCCCGACTTCCAAGACAATGACCCGCGAAGAGCAAATCCGAACATCGCCTATCAGCGTCCGACTCAAACCCCACACGGCTACGAACACGGTTCGGGTAACTCGGACTTCGACATCATCCTGCAAGCTGCAGTCCTAAGCGATAACGACTTCATTCATTCACTGGCCGAACAGATTGAGAAGCGCGGTTCGTTGAGTGACAAGCAGATATCCTCCGGCGTTTCTCAGGCTTACAAGATCGTGAACGGCGAATGAGCGCGACCAACTCAATGCTCGACATCGTGGACTTCGTGGAGGAACTCGGTGGGACTCTGGGCCAGGAGGAACGCAACCGACTCATCTGCCTTGTTCAGGACTATTCACGGGAAATCTTCAAAGAGACTCTGGGTGAGGTTTCGCCGGGTCTCTAATCTCTCCTGATAGACCCTCCGGGGGTCTCTCCCCGGCAATGCCTCTCGCTCAGTGAAAGTTTCGCGGGCAGTGTAAAAAGAACAGTTCTAACACGAACTACACGGATGTAATTTTCTCCCTACATAAGAAGTCTGTTTTGAATATAAGAGCGAGATAAGAACCATTTCTGTTGAATGTAAGAGGAATATAAGAGCGGGATAAGAACGATTCTTAGAAAAATGTCCCGTATTTTGAGGAGTCCACTACTGCTCCGAGGCTCACGTTAGGTGTAGACTGAGGTTCAACGGAAAGGATGTGATGAAGCGCTCAAGTCTTAAACAAGGAAAGTCCGCTCAGCTCGCTGCGTACGACGCGGAGTTCTTGCAGGCCAAAGCCCTTATTTTGCAGCGTTCCAAGGGCGTCTGCGAGGCCGCGACGTTCGTGCTGTATCACCTGGTCCGTACTGAAGAGACCCAAATGGCGCTCAACGATTTCCTCGATGTGGGATGTGGAATTACTGCTGTCCACATCCACCATCGCAAGTATCGGAGCAGGGGAGGGTCGAACCAAATCACCAATCTCTTGGACATCTGCCTCGCCCATCATGAGTGGATTCACGCTCATGGAGGATTCGGGGAATCGGCCAACCTGTTAGGACTGGCCCTTAGTGCTGGAGAACTGGAGATGCTGTGAAAAAACGAGGACTCAACATCGCTCAACTATGGGGTGCCCCGGAACCCCTGCTCCCATTCCAGATTCACTCTCAACCATCCATCGACGCAGCGGCCAGCGTGAAGCCCAACGCCCATACCCTGCGCGAGACCATCTTCATGGCTATTTCCAACGCTCCGACTGGTTTAACCGACGAAGAACTTTCGATTCACACGGGGATATTGGGCAACACCGAGCGCCCGCGCCGGATTGAACTGCAACAGGCCGGGAGAATCGTCCCCGCTGGGACCAGAGCTACCAAATCAGGCCGACAGGCAACCGTGTGGACGGTCTCGCGTGGCTAGGTTGGAGGACCCCTCCTACGCGGTGAGACCCTTGCGGCGTAGGGACCTGCGAAACCTCGACGTTTCTGCGTCCACGCACCGGGACATCAATCGCTTGAAGGTTCTGGCAAAGATGCTGAGGAACCGTAAGACATCCACGGCTGCACTGACCCAGGAACGTCGTGACATCTTGAAGCGGCTACGCGGCGATCTAGGACTTCACGAATTAGCGGAGCTCTCCGGCGTGGATGCAAGTTTCGTCAAAAGAGAGATCGAGAGGGAATCATGAGTTTCAGCAAGGAAGAACTTGAAAAAGGCCGTGAGCTGTACGAATACCGAAGGACTTTACGCATCGCCAAGGAAGTAGCCGAGGAGAGCATAGAGCGGTTGGAGAGGGAAATTGTCGAACTGAAACGAAAGTTGGCGGCCCATGAGTGACATGAAGGGCGGGAAAATGGATGAGGTTCTTTACAAATGGCTCTTGGCTGATCGACGCTCACCGATTCAAAAGGAGCCGTGGCCCGTCGATGACTTGCTCTGGACGCCGAGCGTCAAGCCCGTCATCTGCAAATCCGGCTGGCATGGGATGGTGGAGAAAGACGTTCTCGCCCACCTTCCCGGCGTCGGTGCTCTGCTCTACGAAGTGGAGATTCGTGGCGACGTAGTGAGTTCAGACAACAAGTTCGCCGCCGAATCCATGCGTATCGTTAACTTCATCGGAGAGGCGACCGAGCAGAGACTGCGGCTCTTCATGTGCGACGTTGCCGAGGATGTTCTGCCGATCTACGAAGCCTACGCACCCAATGACGACCGCCCGCGAAAGTCAATCGAGGCAGGACGCGCCTACGCGCTTGACCCGACCAACAAGACGAGGGCTGCGGGGGCTGCGTGGGCTGCGAGGGCTGCGAGGGCTGAGGAGGCTGCGTGGGCTGCGAGGGCTGCGTGGGCTGCGAGGGCTGCGGGGGCTGCGGGGGCTGCGAGGGCTGCGGAGGCTGCGAGGGCTGCGGAGGCTGCGAGGGCTGCGGGGGCTGCGAGGGCTGCGGAGGCTGGCGAACGTTACTCCAACTGGCTCGTCGTTCGCCTTGAAAGCGACTTCTGATGGCTGACAGCAAGGGCGAAGAACTGGTGAAATGGCTTGTTGAAGTTGTTCACTACCCGATTGACTTTCGGGTCGAACCGCCAGTTCCCGAATCGTGGCGCGAGGACATCGTGACGGCGTGGTACTGGTATGACCATTTTGGGCCAGAGGGGGAGCCGATGAACGCTGAATCGCTTGAGGATTGTCGCAGAATGTGTGCGGAAGAAGGGGGCTGGACATGAAGGGCGAAGAAATGATTTCACGGGCGATGTTGTTACGTCGAGTCGCTGAGTATGGGGGTTGGGTTAAGGGCGCTGACGGGACGCTCGCGGCGGACCCGATGGCGTTTCTGTTCAGCACTCGAAAGACGTTGAATGAAATTGCTGACCTAATCGCCGCCCTCCCAGTCGTTTCTAGCCCCGTAACCCTGACACGAGAAAAGTTAGATGAGTTGCGGTATCGAGTGGCCGTAAGTCACGAGTCGCCCGAAGGCATGAATCCGTGGGATGCGATGGGTGCTTTAATCGATGCAATTCTTTCAGCCCGCCCCACACTACGAGAGTGCCCAACGAACCACGGGCGAGTTGAAATGTTGGCGCACGAGGATGACTTTCCGCCCAATGGTCCCTGTCTTATGTGGAGTCCGATTTGCCGAGATTGCGGTGCTGATGTTCCGATGGCGGCACAATGAAAAAGTGCGAGCGCTGCAACGGCTGTGGGATGCTTCAGAGTTGGTACGGCGAGGATTGTTCCGACTGCGGCGGTACGGGAGAGGTTGACGATTTGGCCTCTCTCAATGAAGGGGTGGGGGGAATGAGCGAAGAACTGATCTCACGCGAGGAGGCGGTTGCGGCGTTGGACGTTAATCTCGCTGATTGCCGCGATTGTCAACTAGGCGTGGAGTATTGCCCCGTGTGCGATGGAATAAGAGTCGCGAAAGAAGTTCTCAAATCTTTGTCCACCCGTCTACCCCCGGAGAGCGAATGAGGATACTTGATCTGTTCTGCGGTGCCGGAGGCGCGGCGACGGGGTACTCACGCGCTGGGTTTGAAGTGTTCGGGGTGGACATCAACCCTCAGCCGAACTATCCGTTTGAGTTCGTGCAGGCTGACGCACTTACCTATTTAAGAGACTTTACAGACCACATCGGCTTCCGTTTTCACGCGATTCACGCATCTCCCCCCTGCCAGGCGTATTCAATCACAAAGCACACGCACGGAGTCCAGCACCCCGACCTGCTCGGCCCGACTCGCGAACTCCTAATCGCCGCCAACGTGCCCTACATCATCGAGAATGTGGTGGGTGCTTACATGCCAGGTTCGGTAATCTGCTGCGGGTCAGACCTTTGTAGTCATGTTAGGGACAACGATGGGGTAGACCTCTTCCTGAAACGCCACCGACAATTTGAGTCGAACATCGAACTTGAGGGCTCAGCGTGTTTCTGTATCTCGAATAAGGTCCTTGGCATGAAGATCGGGGGCGTCTACGGCGGCGGTTCGCGAGACAGAGCATGGGCTGAGAACGTCAGGCACGGCGGCTACACACCCTCAAAAACCATTCAGGAAAAGCTAATGGGCATCGACTGGATGACGCAGAAGGAACTGAATCAGGCCATCCCTCCCGCCTACACAGAATACATAGGGTTACAGTTGATGGCATACTTAGAGAATGGAAAAACCGCTGAGAATATGCAAGGTAGAGAACTGTGAACGAAAACATGCGGCTCACGGGCTGTGCCTCATCCACTACAAAATGCAGCGAGAGCGCGGGACCACTGAACCATTTGTCCGCACTCGAAAGGACTACACCGACCCACGTGGCTACGTCCGGCGCTATGTGGATGGGAGACGCCAGGGGCAGCTTGTCCATCGCCTCGTCATGGAAGAACACATCGGACGCGACCTTCGACCTAGCGAAACGGTCCATCACCGCAACGGCATCAGGAACGACAACAGAATCGAGAACCTGGAACTGTGGGCGAGCGTCCAGCCGCGCGGCCAACGGATTGAGGACTTGCTTGCCTTCGCGCATGAAGTCATCGAAATGTACGGCTGAATTCATCGGCACTCAACTTTTGCAGTCAGTCCTTGATTCAGCACAGGGGGACGGGTGAGACGAATTGGCGTAACAGGAGGACGGGAGTTCGAGGGGGCGGCGTCGGTCTGCCACGCTTTTACGACTTACGTTCATCTCGACGATCTAATTGTCGAAGGCGGCGCGAGGGGAGCTGACGCCATTTGTCGCGCTGAGGCACAATTGCGAGGGGTGAAAGTCGAAACTCACTCGGCTGACTGGAAGCGCCACGGTAAAGCGGCTGGGTTCATCCGCAACCAAGAAATGGTGGACTCGGGCCTCGATTTACTCATCGCATTTCCTGGCGGAAAAGGGACCGCCGACATGGTGAGACGCGCTGAAAATGCTGGAATTACTGTGATTTTGTCAGCACAGGGGGACGGGTGAACCTGCACCAAGCAATTGAAAACCTGCGCCAGACGTTAAATCGACCCTGCAACAACGCGATAGACCGCGCCGCGACCACCAGATTGCTCAAACTCCAGGCTAAACGGGTCGTTGAGGCCTTTGACAGCCTGGATGAGGTCCACCGTGCGCGCTACGGGCCCAATCTTTCGCTAGTGTCGGAGAATTACCCGATCACCCGTATTCGAGTAGTGGATTTATTCGACCAAGACGAAAGGACGGTATGAACTTAGACCCTAAGAATGTGCCCGTCCCTCGTTCTAAGGTTTCAGATGCGCCGAACCGTTTCACTGATATTCTTTTTCTTAACCATTCTGCCTGCGTCATGGGCTTCTGCTTCAACGATCCCCAAGGCGACATTCCGAGCCTGGGTGCACGTCGCCTACTGCGAGACGCACAACGAGTGGAAGAGTCGCGGATCGATCTATTCCGGCGGCTTAGGGATTACCAATCAAAACTGGATAGATAACGCTCCCCAGGGTTTTCCTCGTAACGCCTCGTTGGCTACGCCACGACAACAGATTGAGGTCGCAATGCTGATAAACGCTGGGTTTGGGGTTCCCGACCAAGGCGGCTGTAACGGTTCCTGGTGATGCTGTGCGTCGATTCTGGGCGTTTAAATCAAAAAGTAATACTAACCCCTACCTCAAAACGCAAGAAACCAGCCTGGCGGCTGGCTCTTTGCGTGAAACGAATGAGGATTTACTTTTTAGTTGGTCTCCTTTCTAGTTCCAGGTGACCGCGTAGAACGTCAGCACATTGCCGTTGGGCGTGAGTTCACCATTAGTGATGCCGATCGTATAGGCCGCGTTGAGCTGGGACCACGTGTAGTGGTAGACGAATCCGTCGTCAACTTCAGTCAGTCCCTCGGCGTTGGCTTGCACTATCGCGAAGATGTGCGCCATCGTCGGTCCCAATACGGTAACCTCAACCCCTCCGTTATTCGCTGCGGTCACGGCCTGCGCCTGAGTAATCTCGGTGATGGACGATGCGTGGTGTCCGGCGAAGCCCGTGGAAATCAAGAAGTCCTGACCGGCCTCCAGCCCGTCTGGGTCCCAACCGATGCCGTAGGTGTTATAGGCACTCTCGACCTCGGCGGTCGTGATCTGAGATTTAGGCCAATAAGCCAGAATCAGGTTCGCCGCTGTCTCATACTGGCAGTCCCCAACCGTGAAGTTTCCGAAGGCTTGAAATGGTGCCGTGCGTGAGATTGCCCCAGCCTTGTTGAGCGTGGTCTTGAAGGTGTTTGCGCCAGCTGGTAGTGGATTAAACCATAGCCATATGAGCGCCGATCCCGCTACGCCAACGGCCAGCGTTTTCTTCATGTCCCGCCTCATACGATCGCTTCATCACAAATAGAGCAGTGAGCCTCGCAGGAAAGGGTTACCGGCGTGAAACCGATCTCGCGCCACAAGAAGGCACCGGCCATAACCAAACGGTTTACAGCGCATCCCAGGCACACCAGTTTCTCATACGCTCCTTTTTTAATGACAAAGGCGCTCTTCATGAGTTGTCTTTCGTTTCGGTTGAAATCGTGGCCTCTGTGGCGTTAATCTGCTCGAAAGCGCGATGGATAGTGGCAAAATCAGACGCTTTTAGACCTTCTGGTCCTGTCGTGAATCGAATAACCCAGCGCGTTTCTTTCAAGTGGTCCGGCGCGTCCACTGAAACTCCCATTTCCGGCTCTTTTTGACGCTTCTCCGACTCGGGTATGTGGCGCAAGGGGTTTGGCGTTTCAAAAGTGTCGATCCAATTAAATTCTCGCGTTTCGCCGTTTTCCGGTGTTTCGGGTATGTGGGGGAGGGTCATGCCTGCGTCGTTCTTTATGAAATCGAGGGCGTCTCTTACTACCTGGGCGCAACCCTCTAGATCGTAGATGTACACATCGTCACGTCCTTCATCGTCAAGAATGATGAATGACAGGACCTTACGTAGATGGCTACGCGCTGAATATAACTCTAAGCAGGCGTCATTTAGCTGATCTGACTGATCCATTATTTGCTAGCGTTTTCAGTAGTTCGCCACACTCGGAAGTCGATTTCAACCTCTACACCGTTGTGAGCAGTGTGGTAATCGTGGTGGAATATCCACACCGCACCGGGTCGTGTTGTTCCCGTATCTGAGAACGTGTCACCTGAAACGCCAGGGTGAAGAGCACCGCTAAAACTGACGTACCCATCTCCTAGGTACCAAGAGCCTCCGTCACTTGTCTGGATTGAGTAGATGCGCGGCCCTTCTGAATCTGCGGGAAAATCCCACACGTGAGATACCCGGCGCTCCGTCCCATCAGCGAACGTAACCCAATCTCCTTGCTGCGGTTCGGTTCGTAACCCGAGCAATTCAGCCCTCTGAGCGAGAATTTTTGCATCCCTCTCGTCAATTACGGTTGTTCCCATTTTCTGTCCTTTCATTAGTACTGCGATAGAAGCAAGATACAACTGCTATCACTACAAACTCTGTGAAACGTCTGTGAGTTGTATCAAATCGCTGACAACTTTTTGTCGTTGTCGCCAGTTTCTAACCTGGATCACTCGACACTTTCGACACGCTGGACGACCGTTAGTCAACACGTACGTGTTTTTCTCGTCGTATGCGTGACCGTGCTTACATTCGGTTTTAAACGGTCTGCGACGCACATTGTCGCCCTGTGTCACTGGCTCTAAGTGATCTGGGTTCACACATCGTCTATTGCGACACAAATGGTCGATTGTTAAGCCTTCTGGTATTGGACCGACTAAGAGCTCATACGCAAAACGATGTGCGTAACCAACTTTGGCGTTGTAACCTATTCGACCGTATCCGGCATCATTGAGCGCACCAAGCCAATTCCAACAGGTTTCAGTTTTTTCTACCTTGCGCCAGAATCTTTCCATCCAGACACATTATCATAATGGACAAACGGAGTAGACATTCCGGGCTAATCAATGATAGAACCTTAAGGAAAAACGGCGTTGAAATCGTTCGTATTCGATGTGTACGTGATTATAAGGTCACGAATGAGCAATTAATCAGTGTTCAAGGTGTCAGGTAAGGGATAAGCATACATTTCTTGCATTCCAGTGATTAAATGCTCAATTCCACTTGAAAGCTCATGAATCGTTCTGAATACGAGTTACAACGATGTAGTTGACATAACGCTGTTTATAGGCGTTTACTATATACGTATAACACCTGATGACATTGCTTATCAACAGCTGAACTACTGTTATCAACTACATATTCCTTGAGGTAATGAGTAATAGTGCAATGAGTACGTGTGTTTAATTAAGTCGTGTGGTGAATAATCGTTAACCGGGTATGTACCCAGAGGGTCGAGGAAAACTATGTACTCTCCCGCTTACACGCAGGTTCAATTACCTACATTCCCCTGATATCATGAATCAATGGCTCGTACCTTCGAAGATATGACCCCTGAAGAGGATGCTGCTCTGTATGAAGCCTCCGGTGCTGTTCTCGACGCCATAGAAGAAATGCTTAAAGGCAACCCGGTTATTCCTAGTGAGGCGTACTACGACGCGGTGGTGCTCTATAAGAGGTTACTCCCGAGCGACGAATGATATCCGTCCAACAGTGGACTATCTACGAAGAGGCCAGAGCCAAGGGTCTGAACCAGTCTGCTGCGGCGAGGCTTGCTTCGATCTCCATCGGGAGTGCCAAGGCGCACGACAAGAGACATCCCGACTCCGCCCAGTACAACGCTGCGAACCGGTTGGCACGTAATCAACCCGACCCCGTACGACCCAGGGACCTTCCAGACAGGGCTAAGAGGGCCTTACGGGAGTTCAACTACTTCCAGCTGGTCTACTTAGGCCGTATCGGACTGCCGTGGCAGGAACAGGCCGCCCAGCAGGTTGTCTCTCTGCTCGAAAGCCAGGACAAGGAGTACGTCGTCATCAACGCCCCTCCCGGAAGTGGGAAGTCTTCGACCTTCACCTACGCCATCCCCCTGTGGCTGATCTGTAGGGATAGGGCGATACGTGGGTTGGTGGGAAGTGCTACTGCACGCTTGGCCGCGAGGTATACCGCGCAAATTAGGAGGGCTTTAGAGACGACCCTACCCATCCTGGCCGACGACGAGGACAGGTTGAAGGGCATATCGGTGGACGCCGAAGCCACCATCTCCGAGGACTTCGGAAGAATGAAGCCCGTTGATCACGAATCATGGACCAAGGACGCCTTCATCGTCCAGCAGTATGACGGGGCCTCGATAACCAATAAGGAACCGACCATGACCGCCGTTGGCAGGGACCAGGAGTTCATCGGGGGACGGTACGACTTCTGCATCTGGGACGACCTGGTTACCAGCAACCGACTGAGGACCATCGAGATGATCGAGAAGGACCGGGACTGGTGGGACACCTACGCCGAACGACGCTTGGAGCCTGGTGGGTTATTAATCCTCCAGGGCCAGCGGATGGGGGCGAACGACTTATACCGATACTGCCTGGACATGGAAGTGGGTCAGGACGAGGACGAGGATGAAGCCGAGGGCGAAATTCCTCTACGCGAAGCCCAGGACGGGACCCCGAGGAAGTACCACCACATCATCTACAAGTCCCATTATGAGGAAATATGCACGGGACTGCATAAACAGTCAGCCGAGCCGTATCCGAACGGATGTCTGCTATCACCTCGAAGAGTCACCTGGAGAGAGATAAGCGGGATGCTGAAGAACCGCGAGGACAAGTACGCCCAGGTCTACCAGCAGGAGGACATCTCTCCCAGAGACGTATTGGTGGACCCCGCCTGGATCAACGGGTACGGGAACTTCATTGGCTGCTGGGACAAGGAACGAAGCCGTCTGGAGTATCCCTCTAATCTCGCCAGCCCGAGTTACTCCATCGTTTCGGTGGACCCCAGCCCCTCGCGGTACTGGGGGATTACCTGGTGGCTCTACAACGAACCCAGTGACCAGTGGTTCCTCATAGACCTGGAGAAACGCGGCATGGACGCCCCGGACTTCCTGCAGTGGGACCAGAACAACGGTGTCTTCTCAGGTCTCATGGATGAGTGGCAGCAGACTTCCAGGGAGATAGGCATCCCGATATCGCACTGGATCATCGAGAGAAACGGAGCCCAGAAGTACCTCTACGCCTACGAGTTCACCAAACGCTGGCAGCAGAAGAACTCGGTGATGATCATCCCCCACGACACCCACCGGAACAAGACGGACGAGGAGTATGGGGTCCAGATGATCGCGCCCAACTTCCAGTTCGGCAGAGTCCGTTTACCGGGTAAAGGAATCTCCAGAGCAATATCCATGCGACTGGTCGATGAGGTCACCCGCTACCCGGAGTCCTCGACCACGGACTTAACGATGTCCACCTGGTTCGCCATGTTCCAGATGCAGTATTTAGCCACGCCGAAGTCCACCGCCCACGTCGCCAAGCGCCCCTCCTGGTTACGTCCGCTTTCCCGGGCTAGTTAGAAAGTAGAATCCGCACGTGATTGCCATCGAACAAATCGAACTGTGGTTTCGACAGCGACAGGGTGAACGCGGACCGCTCTTAGCACGTTGGAGTGAGGTAAACCGACAGGCCGACGGTGATGTCATCGTCCCGGTCTCTGAATTGGACAAGGACGAGAAGTCGATGGCGGTCAATCTCTTGGGACCTGGGTTGGATCAACTCAGTATGAGAATTGCCAGTACGATGCCGGACATCTCCTGTGACCCCTTGAGGCCAGGGATAAAGGACTCTGAGAATAAAACGGATTCGAAACGCAAGGCTCTATTGTCCTACTGGGACATGAACCGCATGGACATGATCCTGCGAAGAAGGGCCCGTTACCTCTTGGGCTACGGGGCCTCTCCGGTCAGCATTTCCTTCTTGGCGCTAAACCCCCTGGACAAGAGAGAGATTCCCCACTGGAGGGTGTTAAATCCAATGTCGGTCTATCCCGCCCCGACGATTGATGTCAACGACATCGAACCATCGGACTGCATCAACGCCTACCTGCAACCCTTGTCCTGGCTCCAGAGCATGTACCCCAATCAAACGTCGGTCCTGTACAAGGGAAAGTCCGCGAACCCGGCAACGATGTTCGAGATTCTGGAGTACAACGACTGCGACGAGACGGTCCTCGTGGCCTTGGGCCAAGCCAAGGAATCCGAACCCACCCGCGGCTTCACCGGAACCTCGGCGGCGTCAACTGGTACGCAGTCCTGCGTGCAGTTAGCGAGGGTCGTGAACAAGGCCGGTATCCCACTGACGGTCTATCCCGGACGTGTGACCCTCAACAAACTCTGCGGCATGTTCGACCAGTTGATGCCCCTGTTCCACAACGCTTCGAAGTTGGCGGCCTTGGAATACATCGCGATTAAGCAGAGCATCTTCGCCGACCAGTGGCTGGTTTCACACCCCAACTCACCGGGACAGGCGCAGATCATCGTTCCGGCAGATGGACTCACGGGCGTGATGGGAGAGATACGCAATGGCCAAATACAATCCACACAAACTCAGCCGTCGATTCAGGCTGCACAGATGCAGGACCGTTTGGAGCGAGTTGGACGATTGGCGGGAGGCTTACCGGCGGAGTTGGGCGGCGAGTCAGCAACGAATATCCGAACGGCCCGTAGGGGTGAAGCCGTCCTAGGCGCAGCAATCGACATGCCCGTCCAAGAGCACCAGGAGATATTTGAAGACTCCATGGAGGCGGAGAATCGTAGAGCGATTGCGGTAACGAAAGGCTATTGGGGAGCCAAGCAGTTCTCCTTCTACATCCCTCGGAACGGCAAAGTAACCCAGAACGACTACGTTCCGAACGAGGTCTTCTTCAACGATCAGAACGTGGTCAAGTATGGGATGACTGGGACCGACGCGAACTCTTTTGTCATCGCGATGGGTCAACGTCTTCAGATGGAGACCATCTCTCAAGAGACATTCATGGAGATGGACCCCGTTGTGGAAGACGTGCAAGAGGAGATGGCGCGTATCAACATCGGTGGCGCACGCAGGGCAATGATGTCGAGCGTAGAAACCGGTGCGTCACAAGGCCAGATTGACCCGACGTTCATTGCCCGCTTCGCCGTTGCCTTGCAGGACGGCAAGACGAATCCTGAAGACGCGCTGATAAAAGTCCATAAAGAAATGCAGCAGGAGCAGAGCCAGCAACAAGCAGCGATGCCACCGCCAGGACAGCCTGCGCCCCCAGGCGCTCAGCCAGGAATGACGGGCGCTCCCGGTGTGCAAGGAGGGGTTCCCATGCCACCTCCCGGCCAAGGCGCACTCGCCTCGATATTGGGTAACTTGAGAAAGCCAGCACAACAAGGTCCATCCGAACAAGCAGCGAACGCCCCGCCGCCTAACGCCATGGCCCAGTAGTGCCGCACGCTCGCGCCTCTCGCCAACTGCAACCGAATCGCGCTGACCTCACGCAGCCCTCCGCGCAAGCAGTACCGAACCAGCCCTACGGTGTCGCCGCCGCGCAACGTGCCGCAGCACAAGCAATCCCCATGGGTCAACCACCTCTTGGGGCTGCGCCGACACAGACTCCTCCGCAGGCGCAGCCCCAAGCACCCCCTCAACAGCCGTTAGCGGTTCCTGGTGCCAATGGTCCCTTAACCAGACCCACCGAACGTCCCAACGAACCTGTTACTCACGGCCTACCGATGGGACCGGGTGCGGGACCCGAAGCGTTGCAGGGCGTCGGCGCAGCCGCACGTCAGGGCGCAGTCGAGCAGGGGACGTTGGCGCATCTACTGACTTCGTTGGCGGCGCAACCGAACTCGACCGCTGCGATTAAAGACCTTGCGGCTAGGGCCCAGGGTGGCGCAGCGTAGCCAAGATGAAGCCAATGAGTGAACCTCCGTACACCACGGCTATCCAGGACCACACGATGATTAAGGCCCAGTTGTGACCGACACTTCTACGCAAGCCCCTGCTACTCAACCTACCGACCCCTCTGCCTTTTCCACTTCACTCAACACCGTTCTTAACACAGCCCCGGAACTGTCCAAGTCCCCCGGACTCTCAGTCGGGATTGCCAGTGCCGGTGGTGACGTGCAAGGAAACTCTCAAGCGGTAGCCAGAGGGACGAACATTCTCTCGGACACCAACGCCCACGCCGCAGTCTCCACTGCTGTTGGCGGAAGCGATACCTTGCAAACTGCCTTGGATTGGTTCGGTAATCACGTCGTCGCCGATGTTGGCGCAGTAGGACATGACGTAGTTAAAGGCGCGTTGGACGTTGGCAGCAAAGTTCTTTCTACCATGAACAAACCCATGCAATTAGTACAACACGAGTATCGCTACTTGCACGACGTGGAAGCCACTCATGGAATGAGTGCTGCGTTGCTAGAAGGTCTAGGCATTGCTGGAGGCGCCGCATTAGGGGCAATGGCAACTGGTTCCTTCTATGGCGCAGACTTAGGAGCGGAGACAGCGGGGGGCATAGAAGGCCAACTCTTTTATAAGGATTCTTGGGATAGGACCGGACAGCCAAGTTATGCCGATCCCAATACCCACCAAAAGGTTTCCATTGGTAGAGACATCATGTCCGAGCTGGGCCACGTCATTCCCGGTCTTGATAGAGGAACACCGGTCTTCAAGATTACGTCTGGTCTAATCGACGGGATATTCGACATGAACGTTGGAGGCACGGAGTTGCTTGGACTCGCTGGTAAAGCCAACTCCGCTGAGGGATTAGGCGGTGCGCTTGGCGATATGTTTCCCGGAAAGGCTCCGCAGACTACCGAAGCCTTCGACAATCTCCTCTCGGGGTTCAGTGGTGGAAATGTCCGTCGAGCGTTCAGTGACATCGCTTCCAAATCAGCCGGTGAGATTGCCGCCACGTCGGCGTACTTACCCATCGCCCAGCAGCACGATCTGCTCCAAGCGCTGGGAAAGGCCGACAGTCAAGAAGGTGTAACGGATATATTCCGCAACGTCATCCGTACCCACGAGATGGCCTACATGGACAAACTGCCAACTCTTTCCATCACCCGCGTCCCGTTCCAAGCGGCGCATGAGGCTATGGGCAATTCAAGTATTCCCGGAGTGCAGAGATTGTTTCACGCGACCTCTCGCCTGCCAACGACCTTCGATGACGTAGCCAAGCAGTTCACCAACAAGGACTTCGACCCTACGGCTTTGGATGATGGAACCGTAGGTGTATACCGAACCGCGTTGTTCACTGAGGACCGAAGCACGGCTGCGAGCATCGCGAGTGAGTACGCCAACGCGCCTGACTTAGCAACCAAAGTACGAGTCTGGAAGAACCTGCAACTCTCGACCTTATTCAACATGGCGGGTTATCGGGGCTATTCATTAGATGAATACCTGGCGCACAACTTCGCCGAGGACCCCGAAGCCCAGAAGCAGTGGGCCTCGGCTATTGATCGGGTCATCTCCGGCAATATGATGGGCAAAGGTGCCGTCTATGGCTTAGGCGCAGACGGCGCGGATATCTCGCGGGTCTTCGATTCAACAACCGGCATGGAGTACGCCGCGGGCATCACGCACAATCAGACCGGCCGACTTTCCTACCTGGACCTCAACACCGCTCGACGCGCAGCGGCGCAGTTGGCGGGCGCGAGGGACCTCTTCGGACGGGCCGGTGACTTTGCCTTCGACCACCTAACCCAACCCGTCTTCAAACGCTGGGTGCTGATGTCACCTTCTTACGCCATGCACATTGCGTTAGCTGAGATGATTCCTAACGCCCTGCGCCTGGGTGTCTTTAAGATGGCTCGCGCCGCAGTTGAGGAACGGGCCGCCGATATGGGCATGAAGGTTGACGAAGGCGAGGCGTCCGCGGTCTCAGGCTTGGTGTGGAGGATGTTCGATGGCACCAGGAACTATCTACCTGCTGGAACGAACGCGACCATCGAACGCCGACTTGGTTACATGACCGATTGGATAACCGACAACGGAGGGGACATGGTGAATCCCGCTCTGTCCTCCGGACACAACATCGCTGACGAGATACTGCCGAGGGACGAGGGCTCGATAAATCTCCTGCGCCGCGGTTACGCTGATTCGCCCAAGAAGACTGGCGACGCCTTCGGAATCTTCGGGGTGGGACACGAGCAGTATGACAGCGCGTGGCAAGCGCGTCTACGTGAAGTATCGAATGATGAAGCAAGTCAGATTGCTGCTAGAGGGATTAGAGCAGGCACGCCACTCGATACCATTTACAGCGAAGTGGCGGCACATCTACGCACAATGCCTGATGAAGAGCGCGGTAACATGCTTCGCTCTCTTCCTACTACCACGACCTTCCGTCCTCCCGACATGCGCCCTCCCAACATGGACCAGTTTGACGAATGGTCTAGGGCAGTCGTAGACAACGTGCGTGGACTAACGAAAGGCGCAGACGGGACGATTCACGCTTCGCTGTTAGATCACATCGCCAATGGTGAGATGGTCAGCGACAATGAACTCCGGACGATTGATACGGCGGCGAAGCCGGTCAATGTGTCCGGTAGAGAGATAGTCCCTAATGGTGACCCGAAACTGCAACGAATCGCCAACGCGGGATTCCGTCGAGTTCTTAACCCCATGGTCAACTTCCTCTCGCGCCAGCCCATCGGCGCAGCGGAGTACGCCTCGCAACGCGAATTGTTACAGAAGGCCGTTGATGATGGGGTGATGACCGTTGATGAAGCCAAGGTAACTGCGTCGAGCGCAACAGTCCAGAACGTAATCAAGAATGTCCACAACCTGACCGACCGTACGCAGTGGACTGAAACATTCCGCAACTGGGCGCCGTTCTACTTCGCCCAGGAGCAGGCGTACCGCCGGATGGGCAGGTTGTTAGCCGAGGACCCTGCGGCCTTTCGCAAGTACCAACTGATGATTACCAACATGCACGACGTAGGTCAAGTGTTTTCGGGCAAGAACGGCGCGGGATATCTGGTGGTTCCCGGAACGGGCTGGCTAACGTCCGGCGCGGTGATGGGCGCGAACCTGCTAGGTCTGCCCGTTGATACGGCCACTCCAGTGGGGATGGGTTGGAATCTCTCCTCTTCCAGCGTCATCTTCCCTCTCTCCGCAGGCTTCCGCCCCGACATCGGGCCTCTCGTTTCCGTTCCGGTGTCCGCGATAGCGCAGTTGTTCCCCGAGACGCTTTCGCCAGTATTAAAGGCTGATTTAAGCGCAGATGCGAGCACGATCCTGGGTCCAACTTCCACGGAGCCAATCTACGAGCAGATGGTCCCCAACACGATTCTTCAACGACTCCTTACCGCTGCGCTGCCCTCGTTCAATTCTCGCTCGTTCAACTCAACCATGATGCAGACGCTCGCGACCTTGGACTACGAAGGTAAGATTCCCCCCGCTGGAAGTAACTACCGCGTTATGCAATCTTTCCTGGACCGGGTGCAGAATCAAACCAGGATTCTTTACGTTGCTAAAGCCCTGGTCGGTGCGGTCACTCCAGTTAGTCCTGAGTTAACTGATGTGACCTATAACCAGTTCAGCGCCCAAGTCGCCGCTGACATCACGGCCAAGAAATCTGTTAGTGCAGGGTTGCAGGAGTTCCTTAGCAAGCATCCCGACGCTACGCCCTTCACCGTATGGCAATCCTCGGAACTCACCGGTATGTCGGTGCCCTCTTCGACAGCGGCGGAGAATTGGATCAACCAGAACTACGACCTCATCACCCGTTACCCCAATGCGGGGATACTGCTGATGCCAACTACAGGTCTATCGACCAAGTACAACGCCAGTGTGTACAACGAGCAGATCGCGCAGAGTCTCAGGGCGAAACTTAATCCTGAGCAGTGGACCCAGAACGGCGCGGTGCCCAGCTACATCGACGCGCTTTACATCGCCGCCGGTAACTCCATCTTTTACAAGTGGCTGGCACAGTATGAGCAACAGATCAAGGGATTAGCCGGTACGGCGAAGTACAACGCCGATCAGGCATTTTGGGGCAACGGAACGCTGGGTTCTGGAACTATTGGCAAGTACGCCCAGCAGAATCCCGTCTGGGGGAACTGGTTCAACTCCAATACCCGTGAAACCGAGCGCGGTCAGGCAATAAAGCAGATGACCAAGTTGCTCAACGAGAACCCAGGGATTAAGTCCGACATCGCGGACAACACCAGAACGCTCTTGACCGGTTACGCCGCCTACCAGAATCAGATAACTACGCTTACTACTGATGGAAGTTCTAGCACCTTGCAAACCGAAGCGAAAGATTCGTGGGACAACTACTTGGCTGGCGTCGCCACGTCGGACCCTGAGATGATAAACGTCATCACCGGGTTGTTCATGTCGATACCGACTGCTACTGCTCCGCAGGTGAACATTGCCAACCAAGCGGCCGGGGCTTTTACTGCTAAGAACTGGCGCACTCCGTAATGGGCGCTGTTGCTACCTACAATCCTTCCGGGTCAAGTACGGGGACCGCGGGGACTACTGGTTCGTTTCCCGGAGGAAGTGCCCAGAACAGTTCCTTAGCGCAAATTCAAGCGCAGCTAAAGAACCTCACACCCACTCAGTTCTTCGCCGCCTACGACATAACTTCGACTGAGCAGGGCGCGTACCTAAGCGGTACGGGACTCAACATCAATGCGGTGTATCTCGCATATTACATGTCCTTGGGACAGAGTGAACGTCAGGCCATTCAAGAGCAGATGGTCAACGTCGGTGAGTTGAGCCAGACCGAGGCCAATGGGATTAACAACTCGAGTGCCCTAGGTGCCTTTAAGAGTCTCATTGGTTCGAGCGCAGCGATGGGAACAAATGTCCTCTCCTACTTGGACGCGAACGCCAGCGGAACAGCGGGGATCGGCAATGAGATTTCGGCCAATCTCACCAAGGCTCAGGAGAACGCCACTCAGCCCATCATCGCGACAGTCACGAATCCCACTACGCTCTCGGCGACTTTAACCAGCGCCTTCGAGAACGCTCTCGGCTACTCTCCCGACCAGGCTCAGATTCAGTCCTTCATCTCCCAAGTACAGGGACAGGACACCAGTTTCGCCGAAGCCCCTAGAGCCGAGGCCCAGGCGCAGATAAACCTGGCACATTCCGAAGATTCGGCGTTGAACAAACTCGGTCCTGAGGGGATTGATTCAGTTATCCAGGCATACCAAGCGGCTGTTAGCGGAACGAAGATGCCCGGAGCCGGAACTGTGCAGGGGCCGGTTGACACCCAGGCGCAGTCAACTTCTCCCGTGATGTCCTCCCCGAACACCACGGCGCCGATTACGACTCCGACCTCGCGAAATCTCCCTCCAGGGTTCAATCCGACCGGTCCCGGCATGACGAGTTCAATGCAGGAGGTTCCCGAAGGATTCCCTGAGAGTCTTCTTAAGGGCCCCGGAGGTTCTACGCCGGTCTCTCGTCAGGATGTCACCACGGTTCACGGCACGCAGACCAAGATGGAAAAGGTCGGTTCGTCGCAGATAGCGCCCACTCACTTTCAAACTCCGACCTCAACAACGCTCGGCGGCACATACGCGCTCAACCAAGCCGACTGGACCGAAGCGCAGAAACTCTACCCCGCAGCCAAGAAATTCAACAGTCCTGGTCAGGCCCCTCAGGCGGTACAACTGGGCGCATTTACCTCCCTGCTCTCCAACGCCTACGACAACAACGGCGGGAGTTGGTCCAAGGCAATTTCCTCCATCGCCTCAGGAACTCCATTGGGAACGTCCAAGGGTGCCAATCTCTCGGCCTTCGGTGATTCAGTAGCCAGTGAGGTTAATAATCAGATCACGGCCTTACAAAGCCAGGTGAACAACACTGCCGTGACGGTGAAAACCACCCAGCCCGACGCTACGGCAGAAGCGAACCTCGCGGCCAAGCAGTCCGACCCCACCGGGTACTACGCCGCGCAGGACGCCAGTTGGGGAGAGGTCTTAAACAAGATGCTCTCGGGTACATCGAGTATGTACGACCAGTCTTCTGCTGACACCTTCACCGGTCCGGTAGCGGCGGAAGCGTCAACGCCCACCACTGTTGGGGCGGGAGCGGTCTAATGGCAATCTCTACTTCCGCGACGCAGTTCATTGACGGAGTTCTAAAGGGCATCGGCGCACCGGTCAACGCTACGACCGTGCAGGCTTTCACGGACTGGCTCGCTAATGAACAGGGCGGTCCTGACCTCACTTCATTCGACGCGAACAAAGGAAATCCGCTCGGGGTGATGAACGCGGCGGGACAAGCGGCTGGTAAGAGTGGCAACGTCGCCGCTGGCATAAAAGCAACCGCCGACTTGTTGAAGACAAGCGCCGACTACACCGGCATCGTCGCAGCATTCAAGACGGCTACATCGACCGCAGACATCGCGGATGCGGTTGTCGCCTCACCGTGGAACGGGGCTCGATACGGAGGTATTACGAACTTCACCGATGTCGCCACTGGAAATGGGGCCACCGGAACGGGGACTCCCACGGGAGGAACCGGGGCCGTGAACATCCCTAGCCAGCCGACCGCCGCCCCGATTGCGGGTGCGAACATCAAGAACTTCTACGGCTACGACCTTTCTCCTTTCAACAACTCCACCGAACTCGGCAAGATGGAACAGACCATCAAGCAGTACGTGGAAGACCCCGGCTACGCCAAGACAATCGACACGAAACTGGAAACGGAGTACGGCTACCAGACCAACTGGTGGAAGAACATCCCTCAGGTCAACGCGGTCATGCTCTATGCCGCAGTGAACTTGGACCCCAGCGCCACTGACGCTGCTGCCACCAACCAGTTCCAATCAATGCTCGCGCAGACTTCTTGGTGGCAGACCACGACCTCAAACGGCAGATACTGGGATGAGGCGTACGGGACGAACGGTTCTCCCGGAACCGACCCGGCGCAGGCAAATCAAGCCTTACAGAACGCTCAGGAAAAGGTCCTCGCGGACGCCAACCAAATCGGCGTCAGTCTTAGCAAGACGCAGCTCGACGCCATCGCTCTCGCGTATGCCAAGAACAACTACGTAGCATCGGGGAGTTTCGGTACGGCTTCCGGTACGGCGGCGGAGTGGCTGGACCAGGCGATTGTCGATACCTTGGAAAACATCCAGGGCCAAAATACCGGCAAGATTCCCTTGGACTTTTCCACCCTGGCCCCCGGGACGAACGACTTTACCACGGCCACGCCGACAGGGACGGCTGCCCCCACCGGACTTACCGGCATCGCGGGTCAGTTGTACTCCGCCTTCCAAAATATCGCTCAGCAGTACTTGATGTACAACCCCACCAACCCACAGGGGAGTCTGTTGACCAATCAGAGTCTGATGGATCAGGTAGAGAGTACCTTGACGAACTACACCGGCTCAGGGTCAAGTTTCGGTTCCAGCAACCTCATCTCCGGTGCGGAGGCGAGTTTCACCCAGCAGATGATTACCCAGGCTTCCCAGATGTACCCCAGTCTTGCTGCTTCCATCCAGGCCGGTACGACGCCTCAGGCGTACGTCCAGCCCTACCAATCAACTATTGGGAGCATGCTCGGCATCGACCCCGCTTCAATCAACTTCACTACCCCACAGTGGAACTGGGTCATCGCCACCCCCAACGCCCAGGGCGTGAAAACTGCCCTTACCCTGGACCAAGTGCAGCAGAAGTTGGCGACGACGCCGCAATACGATCAATCGAATAATGCGGCGCAGACGGCTGATGCCGTGACTACTGGACTCAGTAAAATGTTCGGGTTCGGCGGAATCTGATGTCCATGACTCAGACCGACGCTGAACAGAAGGGCGGCGGCAACGCCGTCATTACAAGCGATCCTTCACTGGGCGGAACCACTAGCACCACCCCCACCCCCACTCCCACTCCCACTCCCACCCCCACCCCCACGCCAACTCCCGCTGCGCCGACGGCCATTTCTACCTCTACGGACCCCAACACTGGCGTTATAACGACTACGTGGTCCGATGGAACTACTACCACTGCTGCGGGTCCTCCAGGAAGCGGTTCTAATGCCCAGACCGCCCAATCCGCCACCGCGACGGTGGACGCCTGGGCTAGCACGGTAGGTCTTGGTTCGCTCTCCACGTGGATTAACTCACAGATTCAGACCTTGGCCGGTCAGGGTATGGCGGCGAGTGACATCCAGACCACCATTGGCGAGACCATTAACTCCGCCCCGGGCTTCGACGCCATACTTCCGGGCTACAACCAACGCATAGCCAATGGCTACACCAACACCGATCCGAACACCGGAGCGGGGATTGCGGGTTACATGGCCTACGTCCAGCAACTCCAAGCAATGGCTGAGACGGCAGGCTTGGTCCCTGGGACGCTGACGGCGACAGACATCGGTAACGCCTGGGCCGGGGACGTATCTACTTCTGAGATGAGTGACCGAATCACTACTGAGTACACCAACGCCATCAATGCTACGCCTCAGATTCAGAGCGAATTACAAAGTTACGGCTACGTCCAAGGGCTTTCTACCGGTCAACTGGCTTCCTACTACCTCAACCCGGCCAATACGATCAACACTTTGCAGCAGCAGTTCAACTCCGCGGTCACTGGTGGCGAAGGTGTCACTACTGGATTCGGCGAAATCGGTCAGTCTCAGGCGTACGCCTTGCAAGCGTTCCTCTCTAACTCCGGGCAGAATCAACTCTCACCCGAGCAGGCGGCCAACTTCTTCTCCAGTTCCCCCGGCTCAGGTCTGGCAAGTCTCGGCACAATGGCCCAGTCAGGATTTGAAACTGCGCAACTCGGTACGGCGGCCAACGGACCGGGCTCGGTTTCCCAGGCCCAACTCCTCGCCGCTGGCGAAGGTAACGCCCAGGCACTACAAGCCACGCAGCGCGCCGCGCAAACCCGCGCCGCGCCGTCGGGTGGTGGTGGTGGATTCGAAGCCTCGCAGTCCGGTGTCGGTGGGGTCGGATTCGGCACTCAGTAGGGTGCTTGACTTTTGTAAATAACCGTGGTGTAATTCTCCTAACGAGAAATCGCCTGTGGTGTCATAGTTTGACCTACAGAGTGACCGTTGCCTCAGCGGAGGGTCGTCCACATTCGGACCCAATGCTTGTAGAAGTTCCATGTGTGTAGAGAAATCAATCGCTAACCGTTCATTCCCCATGGATTGACACGTGAAAAAGGAGATTCAATGCCAGTTGAAGAAGAAGTACTCGATACCGAAGAACTCAAATTGCCCGCCGACGTACAGGCGCGACTTCGCATAGGCCGCAAGGCTGAAAAGAGGGCCGCTGAAGCAGAGGGTGAGTTAGCGCAGGCGAAACTCAACGCGGCAATCAGGGACGCTGGAGTACCCGATCACCCCGCACGAGATGTTGTCTTCAAGGATTACGACGGCCCGATGGATGATGTGTCCATCAAGGCTTTTGCCGAAAGATTCGGTATTGTCGCAGTTCCTGAGCCCGCTACTACTGCTCCCACGGAGCAGGAAATCGCCGCTCAGAGGCAGATTCTCAATGCGGGAGGCGGAGCGCCAGCGGCCAACGGAGATATTGACCTCGCAGTTGCCTTTCGAAATGCCAAGTCTCAAGCAGAAGTAATGGCAATCGTGGCGCAAGTGGCGGGGAATCCGGGCTTCAAGAGTCGAGACGGATTGATTGGCGAACTACCACAACCGATTTAATCGGGGCTAGGAGGCCCCTAGAACATGGCATATACCACCACCGGGACAGTTGACTACGTACAGACTGCGTACGACATGCTGGCCTACTACGCCCTGCGGCCGGAGTTGTACTTCGACCAAGTGGCCGACATCAAACCGACAAACCAGTCAATGGCCGGTTCCAGCGTTGTGTTCAACGTCCAGAACGACCTCGCCCTGGCAACCACTTCCTTGAACGAGTCAACCGACATCACGCCGGTCGCCCTTACTTCAAGCCAAGTCACGTTGACTTTGGCTGAGTTTGGTGGTGGCACCATCACCACGGCTGACGTGCGAGCACAGTCCTTCGTCTCCATTGACGAAGTACAGGCGAACGCCGTTGGCTACTGGGCTGGTCGAACGGTTGACGAGTTGGCCAAGATTCAGCTCCAGGGCGGTAGCAACGTGAACTACTCCGCTGGTCCTGGCGTCACTGCCGGTACCGCAGGGCAGCCTCCGACCGCTCGAAACCAGATAACACCGCTGGACACGATGCGCGCCTACGACATCCGCTACAACGTGGCGGCCCTGAAGCGCAACAACGTCCCTGGTTACGGTGGGTACTACCTCACCTTCATCCACCCGGACGTGTCCTTCGACCTCTGGCAAGAGTCTGGTAACCAGGCCCTCATCGCCCCGCACGTCTACTCGGCTCCCGAAGAGATATTCCGTGGAGAAATCGGCGCCTTCGCTGGTGCGAGGTTCATCGAGACCCCGACCGCTCCGCTGTTCGCGGACGCCGGTTCTTCGACCACCGACACCGATGTCTACGGCACCCTGTTCCTAGGCCGTCAGGCGTTGGCGAAGGTCTGGTCAATGAAGGACGGCAACGGCCCTCACCCGGTCATCGTGCTCGGTCCGATCACTGACTACCTGCGCCGCTTCCAGCCCTTGGGATTTAAATGGATGGGAAGCTATGGCGTCTTCCGTTCTGCATCTATATGGAGGCAGGAAAGTGCCAGTTCTATCGGACAAAACACAACCGCCGGAACCGATACGCCCGCCGAGGATCTTTGATCCAAGTAGACTCAGGTCTATG